AAGGAGTTAAATTTTGAGGTTTAGTCTTATTAAACCGTTAGATACAGTTAGAGATATAATAAAGAAGGAGAACAAGAAGGTGGAAAATATAATTAACATTACGATAATAGTTTCTTTTGTAGTGTTTATTTTGTCGCTTGTACTTAAATTTTTATTTAATAAATATGGCTACTAAGAAGATGCCAGAGTGGTTCGTTAAAGACTACGAAGAGTGGAAAGTTACTCTTTGGAGAGCTGTAAGAGCATTTGTCGCAGGAGCAGTATCTGCAATGGGGGTGATTTTGGTTACAGTAACGCCAGATGTTTTTAACGATTGGACTGCCCTGAAAAAATTTTTAATCCCACTTGGGGCTGGTGCTTTAACAGGAGGACTTGTCGCAGTTGGTAAAGTCCTGAGAGATGCGTTCCCAGATAATTCAGTTATGCAGAAAATACCTATTTAAACAGAATAAACTGCCCCAATGTCTATTTTTAAGAGGGGAAAAAATCGGAGCCAGTAGTTAAAATAACCATACCTGCTATGATAGAGAAAGAGCCAATGGAGGGGATTTATACGGATGCTAAGGGGGAGAATTTTAAGAGTGTGAGAGATATTGAGAGGGAAACACTAGAAAAAGCGAGAATACAAATTGAAGAGGGCTCTATGCCAACTACGATGTCCTTTGATGATTTTCATGAAGAGGCATTACGCAGAAGCGAGTTTAGGGAAAAAGTCGAGGGGGAAAAACGCCATGTTGAGATTAGTATTGATACCGACAAGCCTGTGGCGATTGCTTTCCTTTCGGATTTACATATCGGCAACGCTGGGGTGGATTATGAACTTCTAAAACAAACAGGACAGATAATCAAAGAACATCCTTTAGCTTATTGTATAACTGGTGGAGATATTACCGACTCGCTATTTTTTGATTATGGAGAAGAGGTTTTGAATATGCAAGAACAGTATGTTTACATGAGCAAACTATTGTCTTGGATAGGCTCAGAGAATATACTGGCGGGTATAAGCGGGAATCATGATCAGTGGAGTCGTAAGCAAGGAGTTACAAATTATATTGAGTTTACTAACCATACACAACGCCCACTACTAAGGGGAGTAAGTTTTATAGATTTAAGGGTAGGCGAGATACCTTACAGACTGCTTGTCGCACATAGGTTTAGAGGAGAAAGTATGTATAATCCGACACACCAAGAGTCTAGGGCAAATAGGGAATTACAGGGGGCGGATATAATTATGGCGGCTCACACCCACAAAGCTGGAGAGTCTTTTATCTATCAACCAGAGTATGGTGGTGGAACAAGAAAAATTACATTGATAAATGGAAAGACCTTTAAGAAACTTGATGGTTATGGAAAAGACCAAGGATATATTCCTATAAGTGGCGAAGCCCTTGGGTGTAACTGGATAATCTTAAACAACAATAAAAAAATGGTCAGAGTATGCTCAAGCAACGAGGAAATGATAGAAACGATGAAGGCATATGTCTAAACTAGAAGAAATAAAATACAAAATTAAAATGTTAAGGAAAATAAAATGGTACAAAGACAGAGGACGGAGATTTGGGGTAGAGAACTGATACTTGCTCTTTAATAAAGTGTGAGGTATATTATATGTATTAACTTCATATAATATAAGAATGAAAAGGGACAATAAAGGACAATTTACAATAACGACTGGCTCTACGAAAAGAAAAGCTGTCCAATATCATGGATACAGGATGAGTAGATACAACCGAGAGTTTTGTGTGTTATTAGGAATAGACAGGCTACCTAAAGAATTAATGGTTCACCACATAGATGGAAACACATTAAATGATAATATTGATAACCTAGCTCTAATGACATACACGGCACACAATAGAATACATGCACCAGAAAGACAGATATGGAATAAAGGCTTGACAACAGAAACAAGTGATAAATGGAGAGCTACTATGGAAAAAGTGCAAGAAAGAAGGGAGAGAACTTTTATGAAGAGATTTGAGAAAACGCAAAAACTCAAAGAACAGGGCTTAAAATTAAGAGAAATTGCCGACAGGTTAGGTATCTCCAGAAGGCAAGTTTCAGAGAGATTAGTTAGATACCGAGAATTAAATGAAAAATATGGGAATTAAGGAAACCCGATGTACACCAAGACAGAAACCTGTAATGAGGCAACTGTGTGAGGTGTACTCGTAATTGAGAGTCGTTGGATACATAAGACCGATAAACCAATGGAACATTGGAAAACAGAGTGAGCATAAGGACAGGAAGTTCTTTAAGGTTGACAAATAGTTTGTCAAATAATTGACAATTAGGAGTGACGGAGTAATCGTACCGCCTCAATGCTGCCCCTGGGTAACCAGACAGCATACCTCTTGCTGGAATGCAGGAGGGTGCTGTTGTGCAGACAGCGGGTTGCGTGACAGTTTTGTAGGCATAATACCTACTAATCGCTAGGGGGTTAAACTCCCCTCTCCCTTTGAAGATTTGGTTGGTTGGAGTAGCACTCCATTGTCGGATGATTTTGGGGTTGTTACTCTAGCCTATTGAGTTTTCAATACTCGGCTCTTTAATAAAACCTAGAGGAGGTGTGAAATGTTTGGTACTTGTGTTGATTGTGGCAAGGAAGAATCCCTTGATTGTCAGTTCTATCTCTGTAAGGACAAAGATGGATTCCTAGTCGTGTGTTGCATAGTTTATGCAATATTCAACCATTTAGCTATTGTAAGAAGACTAGATGGACTACTAGACAATGAAGATTGAGGTGTTCAATGCCCAAGAACTCTTTTAAGAAAGAGGTTTTGGAAAGGGACTGTCTCACTTGCAGGATTTGTGGTAGTCACAACAATTTAACCGTTCACCATTGTAGACCAAAAGCAAAAGGGGGCAAAGGGAATCTGGAAAACTGTATCTGTCTTTGTACTACTTGCCATAGGGCATATCACAAGGAGTGGGGCTTAATAGAATCCGATACAAATGGAAGACCATTACAGAATCATTACAGAATTGTTAATGAACCATTGCAGAAAACCAAGACAAAGAAGTCTAAAAAACCCCACAAACACTATAAACACCAAAAAAAGAATTGTCGCCGACATTACCGCTAGGTTAAAAAGAGAGGGGTTCATTAAAATGCCTAAGTCTGAAGTCTATACTTCGTCATACAGGCTACCCCTCTCTAAATTTGTTAGAATATATTGATGGTAGTTTGGACATCTGGTTTTCAGGGTTTCTAATTCCCTTCCTCCTCCAGGTGTCCGATCTGCTATTAACTCGGAGAGGGTAGTTAATTCCCCTCCTTGTAGGGCAGTTTTAGTACCCCACAGGGGGTAATGGGGGCGAAGAACCCCCTCTTTGAAAATTATGGTGTTTACAGTAGAAGACAGAACTAAATACAGATATAAGAAAATGCCCCTTTGTATTTGGGGAAGGGGTGAAACTTTCTATCTGATATCTCTTAATGGATACATAAAGTTTAAGGACCTGGCAGAGTTTAGGAAGTTTTCCATTTTGATAGAGAATAATTATGTTGGAATACTAAAAGGCTATTACAGAAATTTCAGAAGCGGATCTTTTAGTATTACCGAAAAGGGAAACGGTTATCAGATACAATACAAGAAAAACAAGCTGATAATTCCAAGGGGTTTCTTAGAAGACTTTATGTATATTTGTAGGCGATTCAGTCGTAACTGGTGGAGTTATTATCTTGACAGCAAGGGGTTTTCGGAGATCCACATATAATTATTACAGGCTACTTGACAAGTATAAAAGTAAGATATAAATTAGAGAAAGTAAATTGATGAATCTTACGATGAACCACATAGAAGCATATTCGAACATATTGAGAATTAGAAGTAAATTCAAAAGACTTCAACAACTCTCATGGAATATCAATAAATTAGAACAAGCATACCAGATAGACAATTTGGAGCCAAAGGAATTAGAACTTCTTTATGATACTTATGTGTCTCTCATTAAAGAGCTTAGTTTAATTTATGATGAATTAAAAGATGAAGGAGAAAATAGGATACATAAAACTATCTAGGAAACTACTAGACAATCCAATATTTAAGAAACCAGCATATCTAACAGTATGGATTTATCTTTTGCTTAATGCTCAACATAAAGAAACATTTTTCATTTGGAACAACAAAAAAGAAGCTCTTAAAAGAGGACAACTACTTACTGGACTTAAAACAATATCTAAGAATACTAGAATTGCACAAGGAACTGTATATAGAATTTTGAAATACCTCGAAAATGAAAAACAAATTGAACAACGGAAAACAACCAAATTCACCGTAATAACAATAGTTAACTGGGATAGGTACCAAGAAAGTGAAAAACGAAATGAAAAACAGATTGAAAACAGATTGAAAACAGACGAAAAACAGATTGAAACATACAAGAATGATAATAATGTAAAGAATGATAATGATATACCTAAAGGTATGGATACTCCTACTTATGGAAATAAAGATTTGATCTCTCTAAAGAAGTTCTTAATAAACAATTATCCTAAACCATTGGTAGGGATAACAGATACTAGGAAACTGCAGAACATTAGACAAGTATCTACTAGAAGAAAGAACCAAGACGAATGGATGGAGGATAACTGGAAAGAGAATATTAAAAACTTTCTATCTTTATACATAGAAAGAACACCAGAGGAATACCTGGTGAATAGCATTGATAAACTCCGAGAAAGAATAAAACTCTGGAGGGAATACCGAGGCAAATTAAATTAATTATATATTTATTATGAACGATTTGGTAAAAACCGATATGGGATTGATGACGCCAGAAAATGCCAACTGGCTATATAAGCAAGGCATTATCACAAGGGAGGGATTTATTAAACATAATCTCATAGATGGAATATTTGGAAAAAGGGTACAATTATATTCATACTTCAGGTGGATTATAGACGAGATGAAAGAGAAGATCCCTACAACACCAAGGCAGGTCAATTTAGAAATAGATGATTTAATTGTATTAATGAGAACTGGCGGAATAAATAAGCCCTACAAAGTTGGAACTGAGGAGTACCATTATATGGCAAAGTATCCAAAGGTAGAAAATATATATTTGCCAGGAAAAGAAATTGTGATAGAACATCAGCCAACGAGTAAGGGTAAAAATATTAAATTTATAGATTTTGATTAAGATTAAATTTATTAATTAGAAATTATGAAAATATACGACTTAACCAAATCTACACTAGAGAAATATCCTTCAACTAGAAGTGATGACAAAAAACTAATATGGGTAGTTCTGGGAGAATTAGGGTATATTCACGATAGTGTAATAACAAAAGAGGACTTTCTTGAAAGCCCAAGTTTTGAATCCATAAGAAGATCAAGACAAAAGATACAAGAATTACATCCCGAACTAGCACCAAATGATTTTGTTAAGAGAGCAAGGAAGTTCATTGAAGACCAGAAGGGAACACATATCTTCAGAGAAGAGGCTACTACAAGGAAAACTTTGATTGATGACATAGTGTCAATGTAACTATTACAGGCTACTTGACAAGTGTCATACAATGGTGTAGTGTATAGGTGTACATTAAAAAGAAATGGAAGGGAGAGAGGAAAAACGGCACTACTTTAGGTTACGCCCTCTCCCAATCGTTTAATTTAATTTATTATATTAAAAAGGATGGAAATCAAATTAGAAAAAGGGGGACACAAAGCGATACTCAAATCGAGCATGTATAGAGAAGATTACTGGGTATCCTTGGCGACTTGGATGAAGTCGAATTACTCCACATTTGAAATGAAGACAGAGACCTTTAACAGGAAGATAGATGGCGATACTTTTGTTAGAAAGATATCAAATTTACTTCAGAGTAACGGTTATCAGATTGTAGATAAGTTTTAATTAGAAAAACAATGGAGGACAAAACATTAAAAAACAAAGCGATCAAGATTAAAGGAAAGGATTATGTGCAGGTCAAGGATAGGGTTACATATTTCAATGATACTTATCCGAACGGGTCGATAGAAACGAAGGTTGAGAGTGATAATGGAAAGGAGATTATCTTTTGTGCAAAAGTAACCCCCGATGTAAGTAATCCAGACAGACACTTCACGGGATTTGCTGGTGGAATAAGGGGTGGAAGCGGAGTTGATTCTACGAGTGCGGTAGAGAATGCTGAGACCTCGGCGATTGGAAGAGCCTTGGCCATGATGGGAATAGGAATTATAGACTCGGTTGCGAGTGTTGATGAAATGCACAAGGCGGGAATATACCATTCGGAGGATTCCGAGGCTCCTAGGGGCATCACAGCCCCCCAGAATAGCGATTTAGAACCAGCCACACATGAGCAAATGAAATACATAAAGACTCTGATTATGAGAAACTTTGATATTAGAAAGGATGATAAGCTAGAACCACTTGAAAAAGAGTTGGGTTACAAGATAAATGGCATAAACAAAAAGATGGCTAGTGAGTTGATAGGACAACTCAAAGATAATGAGTGGGTAAATGGTATGTATCAGAGATTAATTCAGCCCTTAGACTAATGAAATACGAAGTAGTAATAAAAGAAAAAGAGAAGATCGTTGGAGAAGGAATGTTCAAAATGTTGGTAAAAGTATTTGGAGTGCCAGAAATTATGAGCAACTGTTGTGGTGCAGAAGTTAAAGATGGTTTGTGTGAAGATTGTTTAGAACATTGCACACCCGTTTATATATTCGGGTAGCTCTTTAACAAGGGTTCTCAATCTATCTAATTGGCAATTAGAGATTGAGAGCCGACTCCTATACCTGGAGAGATTGCGATCTGGGTATAAGGGTTGGCTAAGTTAAGTAAAAAAACAATGGAAATACTAAAAGAGTTCAAGCAAAGGATAGGCAGAGAGAACATAATAATAACTCTCTGGGACAATGAGGGTGTAGATATTGAATACGGTGGAGTAATTATGTCCTTTAAGAGTATTTGGCAGTTAGAGGGTTTTCTGAACTTGCTAGAGAATGATATTGAAACAATGAAAGAAAAGGTGGGTCTTTAATAAGGTGGGTGTTAAATAAAGACTCCAATAACTATGTTGTTGGGTTCTGCCGAAGAATAAGGCAGTCGCACCTACCACGGCTCTTTAACAGATTTTATGGGGTACTTTGGAGATAAGTCTATGGTCTTATTTGCCATAGCGACCAGAGTATCTCATAGAGTCCATTAACAATTGAATATTAAAGTGTGGTGCATAGCTAACTCGCTAGGCTATGGTAATTGGTGTTGCGGGGTTTCAGTTAAGCTAGAATATACTGACGAATAAGAACATCAGCCACTACACTTTAGTATTTAATAGGGTGTGTATATAAATTAAAAAAGACTAAAATGAGTATAGGTTTTTATAAATGTGATGTCTGTGGGGGAACTTTTTCGGATGCCGAACTTTATGTTTCAACAAAAGAAGACCTGTATATCTGTGAAGAGTGCCTAGAAAAGATTGGGTTTAACGAGGACAATCAGAACGAATTTGTAGATGAAGACGGATATTTATTGGATAAATATTACACTACAAAAGAGAAAGTAGTTCAGATATTAAAATTAGTTATGCCCAAGGAGTAGATTAAATTAAATATATAAGAATATGAAAAACAGAGAAATAATGGATAAGGTTCATTTAATAAAATCATCCATAGAGGTAGCAGATTTCTGGGAAGTAGAGGTATCAGAACTGATTGGTTTTGTGTGTGCATTTGTTAAGCCAGAGAAAAAAGAGGAGTGGAATAAAATAGCAAGGGAAGTTCAAGAGTTTTCGGAAATGAGTATTGAAGATAGGGCTTTGAAGGTAGGTTTTAAGTTATCTAAATTAAAAGAATAGCAATATGGAAAAGAAAATAAAGTGGATATACAATTTCTTTAATAAGAATTACAAAGCGTCACGATATCTTTTAGTATGTTCTGATAAAACAGAAGGTTTGGAGGAGATATCTCACCACTCGGCAGTTAGAGTTATTGATTTTGAAACAAAACAGGAAGCCATTGATTGGATAGATTTGAATGTTCCCAAGATAGACAGGGAATATTATTTTATTTATAAATTAGTAAAGAGTAAGTAATATGGAAAGTGATATAATAAAAAGTCGGGTCAAGTTTAGTTTAATTTTAGTTAAGTAAAGCTATGGAAAACAAAAAAATAACACAAGAGAACCTAGAAAAGTTCTCAAACCTTATCCACGAACAATTATATGTGGAAAGAAAGATTTCATTTGGTGAGTTTATGACTATTATAGAGGCATTAGGGCTTCCAGAGAAGCAATACAATGCTGTTAAGCAGATAATAGCAAAAAAGATAGATGATAGAATATTTTTTATTCTTAATATGTTTGATATGCAAATAAAACAAGAACTTGGTTATGAAAGTAATGAATCAAAGTGTGTTGAAGTGTTAGCGTAAGGGTTTAGCCGTTTGACCCGACACGGCTTATCTAAATTAAAAGAGTGGTAATATGAAAAAAATAGTTTGGATATGTAGTAACTGTGTCTTTTAAGAGTCTCTGGCAGTTAGAGGGATTCTTGGAATTGTTGGAGAATGATATTGAGATAATGAAAGAAAAGACAGCGGTGGGGAAGGCGGACACGAAGAGGAGAGGGTAATGTCCTCGTGGCACTCCAGACCTAGTATTTAATTAGTTCTTAACAATTGAATATTGACTGGACAGGATAACCGTGAGGGTAAAACCGTTCTATGCAGGTAGGTATAGAAAGGACTGGGTTCTACCACATATAGTTCCCTAAGTCGGAGTAAAAGAGAACTGTCCTGTCCATTGAGTATTTAATATGGTGTGTTATCTAAATTAAAAGACAATAAGTAATATGGAGAAGAAAGATTGGAAAAAGAAACTAAGAGAGTTGTCATTAGGTTTGGAGGAGATATCTCACCACTCGGCAGTTAGAGTTATTGATATGAAGGGTTATTACTTCAAATTAGAGGACAACGGTTTAGTTGAGAAGAAAGATGACCAGTTAGTTTTTAATAGGGAGGAATTGGAACGTTTTGTACAGCAAGAACTAGACAAAGCAAGGGAAGAGGGGAGGAAAGAAGTTTTGGAGAATGAGTTATTTATAGGTGACTATGATGTGTTGGAACGAGGTTTGAGGATAAGGACTGTTGGTAGGGAGAATTTTCTAGCACAGATATATAAGACCTGTAAAGATGAATATGACTGGGCTTTTGGAACTGCTACTTATGACCAAGCAATTAAACAGATAGAAAACAGTTTGAATAGCACTCTTACTCCTTATGTAGGAACAGACAAGATGGTAAATGAAGCTAGAATCAAGGTGTTATCTAAATTATCAGAGAAAGAAGAATGACAAGTAAGAACAAGACGAAATACAAATTAGTAGTGCCAATATACGATATTGTTGTGGAGATTTATTTGTGTAAATACGAGGAGTTGCCGTCTTTTATAAAGGAAGATGATGAAGACAACGAAAACGGCTACTCTGGTTTTACAATAACAGCAAATAAAAGGGGCGTATCCTCTAAAATATGTATATGGTTAGACAATTTTAAGTGGACTTCTAAAGATATGGCTACTATGGTTCACGAACTGTCTCACGCAACGGATAGGATTGCAGACTATAAAGGAGTTACATTGGACACAGAGTCTAGGGCTTATTTATTAGACTATATGGTTGAGAAGTTCTTTTATATGATAGGAAAGGATTTTAATTCCAAGTCTAAAAAATCTAAATTAAAAGACAATAAGTAATATGGAGAAGACAATAGAGGGTTTACAAGTAGAAGCAGGTAAAGAGGTTGCTAAACATATAGAACTACAACTGTGGTGGAATAATTACAAGATGTTTGCAGATGGAGATATAAAGAAACTATTTGAATTACTAGATACTCTTGTACTAAATGCTAGGTATGTGAGGAATAGAGATAGGGGATATGGTTCTGAATATTATGATGTTGTGGTTCATATATTGAATATGGCTAAGAAGCCGATAAATGATAATTTAATTGAAGACAATAAGTAATATGGAGAAGATAGAGAAGTTGCAAGAGTTTAACTGGTTAGAAGGCAGAGATGCTTTAACTATTGCTTTGGATAATACAATAATAAAGAAGTTAAATGAGGTTATAGATTATCTAAACTTTAAGGAGAACTTATTTACTGAGAAAGAACTAGAAATATTATTATACCTAGTTAAGTCAAGAGATAGGGATATGAATAGAATGTGGGTAAGAAAAACCTTACCAGATTATGAGATTGAAGTTTCTAAGAACTTAGTAAAGAAGTTAGAAGATTTATCTAAATTAAGACAATAAGTAATATGGAGAACTGGAAAGAAAGGTTTAGAAATCAATTTGTAGATACTTATGGAGAAAAAGACAGTAAAGAGTGGAGAATAGCATATCAGCCAATAGAGGAATTAGAGGACTTCAT